TACACCAATTGGGCGTAGCTCCGCTCAAAAAATGGTACACTCGAACTAATGGCACTATCTTGGACACCGCACCCCGCTCTCCCGCCTCTGACAAAATCAGAGATGCTGTCCATGAGCCCCGAATCAATCCTCGCATATTGGGAGAAGCGTGAAGAAGCGATCAAACTCGAAAAGGATGATCCTTACCGGCATGGCTTTGAACTCGATACATGGAAGTTAGCGGATGAGCAGTTAAAGACTCATTCCGAAATCCTCGTTATGGGCGGTAACCGGGCTGGCAAGTCATTTTGGGCGGCCAAGCGGGTAGTCCAGTCCCTTGTTGAGAATCCAGGCACAATTATTTGGTGCTTAACAGAGACATCTGCAAATTCGATCCAATTTCAGCAAGCCCTTATATACAACGCATTACCTAAAGAACTGAAAAGCCTCGGAAGGGGAAAAGTAGGCTATGTAATGTATTCACTTCGTAATGGCTTCACTGCCTCTAAGTTTACCCTGAATAACGGAAGCCAATGTATCTTCAGAAATTGGAGCCAGGACATCAGCACAATCGAAGGAGGAGAAATCGGATGTCCGTCTCCACCGGCAACCGGCACCCACAACATTGGATTTTGGGCTGACGAATTGGTGCCAATGTCGTGGGTGAATACGCTCAGGTTTAGATGTGTCACAAGGTCGCATGAGAGTCCACATGATGGAATTGTTCGCCCAGCAACCGGTATAATTTCCTTCACCGCAGTAGACGGCTGGAACTCGGTAGTAAAATCTATGCTAACAGGAGCAAGAACAGTCGAGTCGGCAAAAGCGGATCTCCTGGACGGCGAAGAAGTCCCCCTCGTCCAACAGCCCATCCGCAAAGCCAGTTCTGTTGTGTATTTTCATACAGCGGCGAATCCCTTTGGAGGATGGGCGGCGATGAAGAATCAATTAGAGGGGGAGAAGAGGGAGACTATTTTATGTCGTGCCTATGGAGTCCCTGTTCGTCAATCAAGAGCCATTTTCCCTAATCTTACCGACAAGAACTTCGTCCAATCGGAAAAACTCCCCGATTTCTCCGAAGCAAATTGGGTAATGTCAATCGACCCAGCGGGAGCGAAACCGTGGACAATGGTCCTCTTTGCAATCGATCCACATGGAGTCGCATGGGCGGTTAAGGAGTTCCCTGACTTCGATACATGGGGAGGGTGGATTGATCTGACAAAGGATAAGCTGTCTGCCGGCGAGGCCGCCCAACCGAACGGGTACGGCCTCAAGGATTATGCCGATGAGATTAGGAGAATGGAGAAGATTTGTGGGGAAAGTGAGGTCATCCGCATAATCGACCCGAGGCTTGGAGCGGCGAGCTATCAGAAGTCAGAAGGTAGTTCCAACATCATCGATGATCTATCGGATGAAGATATCATCGTTCAGCCCGCCGAAGCACTCGATATCGAAACAGGACTCCAGGCGATCAATAATTTACTCGCATGGGATCGGGAAAAGGAGATGGATTTGGAGAATAAGCCTAAATTGATGTTTAGCGATGAATGTCAAAATCTCATAAGTTGTATGCAAGCATATCAGCCATCTTCCCTTAAAGCCCCCGAAAAAGACTTCCCAGACTGTCTGAGATATTTTGCGGTGGGTAATTTCGAGTATTTCAGCGAGGACGAATTAATTTCAACTGGTGGAGGAGGGTATTAATTATGGCAACGAATAGAAAATGGAGTGAGGAACAGCGAGCGGGTGTTGTGGAATTGCGGAAGGCGGGCATAAGCTGGGCTAAGATCAGCAAGCAGACGGGCATTCCGAAAGGTACTTGCATTGGATTTTGGAAAGAAAGCCCACAGGATGAGGATATTCCGATAGCGGCTCCGCAGACCATCATGGCAAGGGTGCTTAAACTCGTCCCAAACCCCCGCCTTATGCTCATCCACTTCGATGATCGGGAAGGTATTGCTCGATGTGTTAAGCGGCCCGAGGCCAACCATCCGCCTAAGAGTCAGGTGCTGGTAAAAAAGGTAGAGGATGATCTATATCGAATCGCATGAGGAGACGGAAAGACGGATTGATGCCATGTTACAGGAAATGGTTGTAGAGGAGGGCTTGTCTGCATTTGAGGCGGGAAGAGATCCGAGGAGTCATACTTTACAAGAGATAGCCGATTTTAGTGGGGTTGGTTTTGAGACTATGAGACGGATCGAAAAAACAGCCCTGAGTAATTTAAAAAAAATAATGTTAGAATTGGAGATTAAAAATGGAAATTCAGGAATTTAGCGAAAAAGGGCCGGATGTAGATGCCATCAAAAAGGAGTTCGATGATGCGAAAGCGGATCTCTCCTTTTGGATGGATAAAGCGGAACAGGCGAGGGAATGTCGATTTAACGAATGGGCTGGCAAGGATGAAAGCGGAAAGAAGAACGGACCGGAGGCATTCCCTTGGAACGGGGCAAGTGACCTCGAGCCAAACTTGGTCAACCCGCTGATCGATGGCGATGTGGCTTTACTTAGTCAATCGCTCTCACAGGCCAACCTCGTAGCCGCTCCCGTGGAGAGTGGAGACATTGGCAGTGCGAAGATGGTAAGCGAATTTTTAAAGTGGCGGATGAACTCAATGACGGAACTCCCGAGGGAGGCCGCCATCGGAGCGAACTATTTATTACAAAACGGAATCACCTTTTTCGGTACTTACTGGAAGCGTGAAACCACTCGAGTATTTAAGGATATCAGCCTCGATGAAATCGCCCAAATGTCCCCCGAGCTGGCAATGGCTATTCAAGATCCCGAGATGAAAGAGGGAGTTGAAGAAATGCTATTCCCGCTATTTCCTAATCTGAAAAAGCGAAGAGTTCGGAAGATGATTAATGAACTTCGGAGCAAAGGAGTTTCCAAAGTACCGACTGAAAAGGCGGTAGTAAACAGACCGGCAATTAAGGCTTATGAATTAGGCAGAGAAATAATTATCGATTCCAATGTAATTGATTTGGAGTCTGCCAGGAGCATCCACTGCATTCACTATTACAGCCCCGAAGCATTAATGCAGAAGGTAAGTGAGGGATGGGATAAAAAATGGATCGAGGAGGTACTGGAGAACAGTAAAGGCTTTTATGCCGATGAGAGTTACAGTTCTGACCTCATGTCATACGATAGTGGCAACTTTTACGGCACACAAGATTACGAAGGCATGGTCCGAGTAATTACGACTTACCGAAAGGAATTAGATGAAGACGATGTACCCATCTGCACAATTACTTGCTGGGCTAATGAAGCTGAAGGTCATGGTTTTTATTCCCCAATGGAATACGATGAAGGTCGTTACCCATTCGTCTGTATCACTAGGGAGAACCTAAATCACCGACTACTCGATTCCCGAGGATATCCTGAACTTTTAAAGAGTTATCAAGAGTGTGTAAAATGTGAGATGGATTCACGGCGCGACCGTGCCTCAATGAGTACAATGCCAGCCGCTGAATATATCCAAGGAAGAAAACCTGAACGGATCGGGCCTGGATCACAGATTAGCGTTCGCCGCCGTGGAGAGTTTGGATTCGTTGAGATCCCCCGCTACTCACCGGCATCGATGGAAGTGGAGATGCAAGTCAGACAACTCGCCAACAAGATAACCGGTCGAGCGACATCCGCCGAAGATGCAGTCGAAGCCAACAGCATTAGACAGCACCTCGTTAACCAATGGCTCAATGGATTTAAACAGATTCTTAATCGGGTATGGTGCTTGGATCGGACATACGGCGGTCCACAAATTTGGTTTCGGGTCACTAATAATGAGCAAGGCGCTCAGTTAATGCTCGATGAGACTGCCGAGGTTTACGATTTTAATATTACATGGAATAGCATGAACCAGGACGAGGAGAAGGTTCTTCAAAAGTTGGATACTGTTGGTAAATTAATGTCAACTTATGACCGGCAAGGAGTTGGTCGATATGATGTATATCTTCGTAAAGTTCTAGAAGCAATCGATCCAAATCTTGCCGGCCAATTGATCGCTCCAGTCGAAGAAGCAACTGACAAGGAAATTCAGGAAACCTCCGCAGACATTGCCAAGATTGCATCGGGTCAAGTGGTCAATGTACCGCAACAGGGTGTAAATTCTCAACTTCGTCTACAGAAACTCCGAGAGTTCCTTGAAGGTACACCCGAAATACCGGCACAGGATGTTCAACAGCGAATGCAAGAGGATGAGAACTTCGCAAAGAGACTCCGGACATATGCGGGACAGCTTGAAATGATGCAAGCTCAACAAAGAAACGCAATAATTGGCCAGCTAGGTACTCCTCCTGGCAATGTACCAGGTACATCGATGGCCGCTTAAATAAGAAGGAAAAAATGACACTAGGTGATGCAATAAGCGGCCTCGGAGAACAGACCGAATGGCTTACCATTAAAGAATTTATCCGTGAACAACGGGATATGTGCCTGGTCGATTTTCAGGACTATACCCATGTGGATAATCCGCAAAAACTCGCCCGACTCAGCGGTGAGATTGCTGGCTTAACCCGAATTGTAGAAAGTTTAGAAAATGCCGAAACTGACACCTCATCAACAATTTAAAAACGAGCATCGGGCTTTGCTTAATCGCTGGCTCGAGGAGAGCGACATCGATGACCAGGAGATGGCACAAATCGCTTTGACGGATGTAGAGGAATGGATGGACGAGGAAATTGTCGGATTTGATTGCGACATCGACCTCGAAGATGACTAAGCGACTAGGCTATATTTACGAACAGGAATTTTTCACTCGGGCATTAAGGCAAGGCCTAGAAGTATTCACCCCACTCGGTGACCATTTACCGGTCGATTGCATGATCGTTAATTCGGCGGGTAAAAAATTTAATGTTCAGATTAAGGGGTCAGGTAAAGCTAGTTCCTCGGAAAGAAAAAATGGATGTAACAGGTACAAATTTAGTACCACTACTGGTCGATCCGTAAAACAGCCACTCGACTGCACAAAGGTCGATGTAGTGGCAATTTATTGTGCGGACATTGATACCTGGTATCTGATCCCATGCATGGCATTAGACGGAGCATTAACTGTTGCGGTATACCCGCACAACCCCAATTCCAAAGCCAAGCACGAGAAATATCGGGAGAATTGGGAAATATTTAAAACTGCCTGAGTAATATTTCCGACCCCCTGTCATAATGGGATGTGGCGTACCATATCGGTACGCAGATTAACGCAAGAGTGCGAACTTTAAACGCAGAATTATGGCAGATACAGAAATTAGCGAGGCTCCGGCTACAACAGAAGCAGAAACAACAACGCAAGGGATCACCACTTTGGAAGAATTGACGGCATCGTTCGTTGAGAAAGTTGAAGAGGTTGAACCCCCACAGGA